AAGAATTATTCTTGCTGGAAATATCTACCTAGACTACCGAAACACCTAGTATAAATACTATACATGAACGAAAACTATTTCATGGGCCTCGATGGCTTTGTATGGTTTACTGGTGTTGTAGAAAATCGTAATGACCCTGCAAAACTTGGTAGAGTACAAGTCAGGTGTTTAGGTTACCACACAGAAGATTTAAACGATATCCCATCAGAAGATTTACCATGGGCTCATGTCATGATGCCTGTAACCGACCCTGCAATGCAAGGACTTGGTACTTCACCAACATTTCTTACAGAAGGCACTTGGGTAGTCGGATTCTTTCGTGATGCAAATGAAAAACAACAACCAATCATTATGGGTTCGTTACCTGGTGTTCCAGCATATGCTGCTGATTCATCCACAGGATTTAATGACCCTAGTGGAAAATACCCTGGTACGATTTCACATTCTAATCATGGACTTAATGAATCAGATGTATCTAGACTTGCAAGAGGTGAAGATGGTGAAACTCATAAACTTTTAATTGACAGAAGAACAAATATATTTAAAGATATTGTTGCAGCTTCAAAACCAAACATACCATCAGTTTCCACAGATACAAGTAAAGAAGAAAATCCTAAATTTAGTGAACCTAACCCTAGAGGTGTAGAAACCACAGGTACATCTACAGGTGCATATCCTTTCAATCATGTACATGAATCTGAATCAGGTCATGTATCAGAAATAGATGATACACCTGGCGGAGAAAGATTATTAAGACAACATAAGTCAGGTACCTATGAGGAAATAGTTGCAGGTGGTTCAAAGTCAGTTAAGGTAGTCGGTGATAACTTTGAATGTGTAGTAGGTGGTTCAAATGTTTTTATTCAAGGAAATGTTAACTTAACCACTTATGGAACTAGGAGAGATTTTATTGCTGGAGATTATATATTAGAGGTTGGTGGAAAGTACACAAGAAAAATACATGGAAGTGAACAAGTTAAGATTAATCAAAACTTAGAGCAAGTAGTGGGCTCTGAAGACCAACCAGCCAATCATTCATATAATATTTCTGGTGCAGTTAAAGGTGCAATTGGTACATCTAGTGATGCACAGAGTAGAGATTTTGATTTGAATGTTGGAGGTAACTTTGGAACAACTGTTGGTGGTGACCATTACATTACATCCGTTGGTGAAATGAGTTTACAATCTGTATCTAAGAATGTAAGAATAACAGCATTATCTAATATAGGATTATTAAGTGTTGGAAAAGTATCAATAATTTCTGGTGGTGATATGGCAGTTAAATCTCAAACAAAAATAAATATTAAATCAGAGGCAGTAGGTTCATTATTGTTTAGTGGTAATGGAAGTACAGTCACAGCAAATAATGGTAGTGGAACAAGTATAGAACTTACAGGTCATGTACATGGACAACCAGATACTGGTGCAGATGCTACAGTACAAGGTAATACATTGGCACCTGTTGCATAGGAGAAAAATATGTCAATAGCAAATAAATTAAAAGTACCAGATTTGTGTGGAGCAGGGTCATCATTTGATTCTGTGTTAGGTGAGGTTGATAATCTATCAAATCAAGCATTAAATAAAATAGATGGTGCAATAGATTTAGATGCATCTTCTATTATAGGTGATATAGAAACAAGTTTAACACCACTTGCAAATAGTATAACTGGTATGTTACCACCATTACCAGATGTTCCTAATATTAATATGCAGGCAGAACTCAAAGCATTAAATAATCTTACAGCAGGTTCAGCACAATATGTAGAAAAATTAGCAACACTTAAAACACAGTTTGGAAGTGCAATAGATTTAGATTCTTTAGATTTAGCAAATGTAGATGTATGTTCATTAGATAATATTTCTTTGTCTAGTGGAGGTGAAGCAGTAACTCAAGCTAAAGATGTCGTACTAGCAACTGCTGGAGAAACAAAAGACACTTTGGCATCTTTAGGTAATTTTACAATATCAGTCGGATAATCTCTTATAAATAATAATTAAATAACTAGGGGTTTCCAATGTCGGCATATAAAGATGCACAAGCTCAAAATGATATCAGTCGTAATGTCAGACAATATTCTGATTTAGATTTATTCTTTACTAAGAAAACTGTAGGTTCTGATGTCAATAAAGTTACTGATATACAAGCAGTTAAAAGGTCGTTAAGAAATCTTATAAATTTAAATGAATTTGAAAAACCATTTCACCCAGAGATAGCTGGTGGAATTAGAGATATGTTATTTGAAAACATGTCACCTATAGTTGCTGCAGTACTAGCAAGAAAGATAGAAGATGTCATACAAAACTTTGAACCAAGATGTCGTTTAGTATCAGTTAGAGCTCTACCAGACTTTGATAGAAATATCTACAATGTAACAATAGAATTTTATGTAGTTAACGCACCCACAGAACTAGTAGACTTATCAGTCATGTTAGAGAGAATAAGATAATGGCAACAAAAGATAAAAGACTAAGAGTAACAGAATTAGACTTTGATAATGTTAAAACTAATCTTAAAACATTTTTAAAAGCACAGAACGAATTTAAGGACTATGACTTTGAGGGTTCTGGTATGAATATTTTATTAGATACTCTTGCATACAATACTCACTACTTAGGATTTAATGCTAACATGTTAGCAAATGAAATGTTCTTAGATAGTGCATCACTTCGTTCAAGTGTAGTATCTCATGCCAAATCGTTGGGATATGAAACAACATCATCAAGAGCACCTTATGCAACAATCAATATAAGTTTATCAACAGATGCAAATACAAAAACAATGTCATCAGGCACAGCATTTACAACTAATATTGATGGTACAGATTATCAGTTTGTTACAATTGCTGATGTAACTTCAAGTAACACAGGTGTAGCTGTACCATTTGATAGTATAAAAATTTATGAAGGTACTTATGTTACATCATCTTATACAGTAGATACTTCTGATGTAGACCAAAGATTTTTATTAACCGATGCTCGTGCAGACACTTCAACACTTACAGTTAAAGTACAAAACTCATCATCTGATACTACAACTACAACTTACACTAAAGCAACAGATATAACACAACTTACATCAGCAAGCACAGTTTATTATTTACAAGAAACTGATAGTGGTTTGTATGAAGTTTATTTTGGTGACGGCACAGTTAGTAAAGCTCTATCAGATGGTAATATTGTACAACTACAATATGTAGTTACAAATAGAACACTTGCAAATGGTGCCTCATCTTTTAGTTCGCCTTCAAGTATTGATGGTGTTACAGGTATTACAGTAACAACTGTTGCAAATGCCACTGGCGGTTCTAACCCAGAAACAATACAATCAATAAAACTTAATGCTCCATTAGATTATGCAGCTCAAGGTAGATGTGTAACAGTAGATGATTATAAAACTTATACTAAAAAATTATTTGCAAATACTCAGGCAGTTTCTGTTTGGGGTGGAGAAGATGGTAGTTATGATACAAGTACAGGTGTATCATCTAACCCAGAATATGGTAAAGTGTTTATTTCAATTAAATCTACAACAGGTGAAGATTTAACAACAGTACAAAAGAGTAACTTGGTTGCAGCATTTGCTCCATTTAAAGTTGCTTCAATTACACCAGTGATTGTAGACCCAGAAATAACTTATTTAATTTTAAATGTTACATTTAATTATGATTCAACATCAACAACATCTACTAAAGATGAGTTAGCAAGTTTAATATCTACAACTGTTTCTAATTATAATTCAAGTGACTTGCAAGAATTCAATAGCTCATTTAGACATTCTAAACTTTTAGGATTGATTGATGATACTGATACATCTATTTTAAATAATACAACCACAGTTACTATGGGTAAATTCTTTACACCAGTAGCATCTTCATCATCATACAATATTAATTTTAATAATGGATTTTTTAATCCCCACTCAGGTCACAATGCAGACGCTGGTGGAGTGATTGCATCTACAGGATTTTATCTAGATAACAGTACAGAAACAGAATACTTTTTTGATGATGATGGTTCTGGTAATTTAAGAATT